CTCTTGTTTCTGGGACGTTTGGGCACTTTAACTCTGCCAAGTTAACCGCTTCCGCTGGTGAATCATCCGCGACAACACTAATTCGCATGAAGAACGGCGGAATTGCCTTTCTTAGCGGCGCCGCCCTTAAGCCCGACGATGCCCTCTCTTTGGCTAATCCGGCCGCCATGACAGCATCGCTAGCTTTCCCATCAATTCGTCTACGTCTGTCGGCATCCGAAGGTGGCATGTCAGATCCGACAAAGGCTTATTTTGGGCTTCAGACAACACGTAAGCGCAGCAAAACTACTTACGATCGAAGCTGTGGAGATGTCTATAGATTATGGCACGATGGCTATCCAGATGATCCGACAGAAAGCGCCCTTTATGCAACGGCTCTTTCTGGAGTTATGGCATATGACTATATCTTTACAATGGATAATATTTGCAAGTCCTCCAAGGGCGCCTACTATTACCTTTCCGGAGCGAGAGCTAATGGACACTCTTACGGCACCTACAAAGAGGTCATTGCAGCTGGATATGACAGTTTCACGGCGCCTCTTTGGGGTGGATTTGACGGATGGGATGTGATAAAGCCAGATCCGCTCTACAACCAAGGAATAGCAGATACAGCAACAGAGGCCAACAGCTACACTTACCACACTTGGAAGCGCGGAGCAGACACGGTAACAGATCCAGAAGTTGTTGATATGAACCTTCTCACCGCGCCCGGGCTAACTCATAATGGATTAACACGAAATTTAATCAATATTTGTGAAGATCGCGGCGATGCCTTGGCACTCATTGACTTACCAGATGTTTATATCCCCTCTCATGAGCAATATAAATCCGATAAGGCAGATCGCATTGGTACCACGCCTAGAAATGCCGCAACAGCATTAAAAGATCGATTAATCGACTCAAGTTATGGTTGTGCGTTCTATCCATGGGTTCAAGCCAGAGATGAGGTTACCGGCCGGAATATTTGGATACCACCCTCTGTGGCAATGATGGGTGTGTTCGCTAGTTCCGAAAAGAAAACACACGTATGGTTCGCACCAGCCGGATTTAACCGCGGTTCCCTTACTGATGGTGCTGCAGGATTGCCAATAACTGAGGTTAGCGAAGTGCTGACCAAGAAGCAGAGAGATATTCTCTACAAAGCGGCTATTAATCCCATAGCCTCATTCCCGAATACGGGAATAACTGTCTTCGGACAAAAAACCCTCCAAGAGCGTCGATCCGCGCTCGACAGAATCAACGTAAGAAGATTGGTCATCTACCTTAAGAAGAATATTTCCATTCTTTCTACGCAGATTCTTTTTGAACAGAATGTTGACGCTACATGGAATAGGTTTAAATCACTGATTGAGCCGTTCTTGTCCAACGTAAAGGTTCAGTTCGGTATCAGCGATTACAAGCTAATCTTGGATGAAACCACGACTACGCCAGACTTGATTGATCAAAACATTCTTTATGCGAAGATCATGGTTAAGCCCACGCGTGCAATCGAATTTATTGCGATTGATTTTGTTGTCGCTTCAACTGGTGCATCTTTCGATGACTAAAAGAGGCGGAGGGAAACCTCCGCCACTCTAAACAATTTTTCTATAAAGTATAACTAAACTATTTTTACAAACTATTTAATTAAGCAAAGGAGCAACAAGAAATGGCATTCTGGTCAGAAGATTTCGGTCAAAAAGGAACAATTATAAAAGACCCAAAGAGGCAATTTAGATTTAAGGTGGAATTCCAAGGAGTTCAAGATGCACAAGGGGGCGCTATACTTTGGATGGCAAAATCTGCCACAAAGCCTTCCTTTACAATTTCTACATCTGAACATAAGTTTTTGAACCATACTTTCCACTATCCCGGTTCCGTTACGTGGAATGATATTACTGTTGCTTTGGTGGATCCAGTCGAGCCCGATATGGCTGCAACTATTTCCGATATTATTGAAAAATCCGGATATCAGCCACCTACAGATGCCAACTCTTTAGGCTCAATGTCTAAAGCTAAGTCCGCCGGCGCACTTGGTAAGGTTATCATTACCCAGATTGATGGCGACGGTAAGGCAGTGGAAACATGGACTCTGTGGAACTCATTTATTAGCGATGTTAAATACGGAGATCTGGCCTATGGAACAGACGATTTAACAGAAATTTCCGTCACACTTAAGTACGACTGGGCAAGACTCGAAACAGTTGGTAGCTCGGCACAAGTTGATGGCGGCGGCAGCGAATTCTTCGGTGTCTAAAAAGGTACAATAAAAAAAGAGGTGTATATTGTCTAGAAATAAAGATCGTGTCGGTGCTAAGAGTACAGACACCAATGTACCTCCCCCAGCAGTCATGCAAAACAACTCTGAAGGATTTTCTTTTGTTATTCCGACAGAGTTTGTTGAGTTGCCATCGGGAGGAAAGTTTTATCCACAGGGTCACCCCCTTTATGGAGAGGACAGCGTTGAAATAAAGCAAATGACTGCAAAAGAAGAGGATATGCTTACGTCCAGAACTCTTCTTAAGAAAGGAATAGCAATCGACAGAGTTCTTGAGAGTCTGATTGTTGATAAAAGAATTGACCCCAATTCTCTTTTAGTAGGAGACCGAAATGCGCTCATTGTTGCGACTCGGGTATCGGGATATGGAAGTGAGTACGAAACTAAGGTTACCTGCCCGGCTTGCGGAGCAATTCAGGATTACTCTTTCGACTTACAAGAAGCGGTTATTTACAATGGCGAGGATCTGAGCACAATCAGCGCAACTGATAATGGCAATGGAACATATGATGTTGAATTGCCAAGAAGTAAACTTGTGGTCACTTTTAAACTCCTAACCGGTCATGATGAGAAGACGTTGTTAAATGGAATTGAGCATGATCGCAAAAGAAAAATTCAAGAAAGAAACGTAACACGCCAGATAACAAATATTGTCGTGGCTGTTAATGGAGACGCATCCGCAGAGGCTATTAACTATTTGGTTGCCAATATTCCATCTATGGATTCGCGTCATTTAAGGCTGGCGTATCGTCTTGCAACGCCCAATGTTGATCTTACTCAATCATTTGAGTGTTCAGAGTGTCAGCATGAGCAAGACATGGAGGTCCCGCTGACCGCGGACTTTTTTTGGCCTGACCGATGAGTATATGGAAAATATATATGAACAGTTCTTTTTCCTGAAATATTCAGGAGGCTGGTCATTTTCCGAAGCTTATAACTTACCTGTTGGTTTGAGAAACTGGTTCGTCAAGAGACTTTTGAGACAATTGAAAGCAGAACAAGATGCAGCTGAGCAAGCATCCAAGGGAACCGGCAACAGTACCCACCAATTAACGCCACATAATCAACCAAAGATCCCGGCAGCATTCATGGGCAAACCAATGCCAGAATAAGTAAATTTCGGTCTTTTCTTTGAATAAACTAATTATTTTAAGCAAGCAGGGGAACTTTTTGTGGCGACTCGCGAAGAATTAGAAGCACTACTAAGTGAATTAAAGGGTTTAGCCGATGGCGACCTCTTTGATAAGATTAAAGCACTAAACGAAGAGCAGCTAAAATACATATCAAATCTGGGCGACAGCGAAGAGAGATTGTCCGATCTAGCGAAACAGCAGATCACCAATTTGCAGAGAACTGTAGATTATTGGGAAAGACGAAGAGGGCAACTTGAGGAAGAGATAAAAGCGCTTCAAGAGGGTGCTCGAACTGATGAAAGTCGTTATGCTACCATGGAACGCCAAAAGATGCTCAAAGAAGCACAAGCGGAGATGGATAAAGCGGAGATTAAGAAGCTAGAAGAAAAACTAAAATTAACAGGTAATTTAACCGATAAAGAGTTTGAAAGACTGGAACACTTGCGTGCTATTAACGAAGAGCGCGAAAAAGAAAAGAAATACCTGCAAGAATCCCAAGAACTTGCGACCGACATGGCACAGATTTTTGATAGTTACGGTAAACATTCATTTTTCAATGTCGACACGTTGGCAAAATTTGGTTCTGCCTTTAAGAAACCCGGCGAATTCTTTAAAACATTGGCATCATCAGCAGTTAAAAACTTTGTTAATTCGTTTATTAACCTTATATTCGAAATGGACAAGGCGGAATCCGCGTTTAGAAAGGCCACCGGCGCCTCAGACGAATTCGCGGCTTCTATGCGCTCATCTTATACCGAGACAAGAAAATTTGGCGTTGACATGAAAGAGCTTGGCTCTACAATGAAAGAATTGCACGGAGTCTACACCGATTTTACAATGTTGCAAGAAGACCAGAGAATCGAGATACAGAACACTGGCGCCCTTCTTGCCGAGTTGGGTGTTAAGAACCGAGATTTTGCACAAATTATGCAATCTTCGACCAAGATATTTGGACAAAGCGGTATCGACGCCGCTAAAACCGCCATTGAAATGGAAGCACTGGCGAAAGACATACAAGTTGCACCAGAAGCCATGGCAGCAGGGTTTGCTAAGTCTTCCGCCAGTCTTGCCAAGCTTGGAAGAGATGGACCTGAAGCCTTCAAGAGATTGGCAATCGCCGCCAAGGTCACAGGGTTCGAAGTCGAAAAGATTATCAGATTAACAGAGAAATTTGACACCTTCGAAGGCGCCGCAGATCAGGCAGGCAAGCTAAATGCTGCTTTGGGCGGTAATTTTGTAAATGCCATGGACCTGATGACGGCCACAGATCCGGTCGAAAGATTTGAAATGATAAGGGACGCTATTTCCAATACCGGCGTTAGTTTTGACGAAATGTCCTACTACCAGAGAAAATTCTACACAGAAACACTAGGATTAGGCGATGTGGGAGAGCTTGCTGCTTTGATGTCGGGAGACTTTGACTCTCTTGCTGGCGAAGTAGGAAAAACATCAGCAGAATACGCAGAGATGCGCGAAAGAGCAGCACAGGTTCAAAATGTGACAGAACAGTTTAAAGGGATCATGATGGATCTTGTTGTTATATTTGGACCTGCTATTGACGGACTTCAATCGTTTGTCCGCGGATTGCGAGAGAACGAAGGAGCCCTAAAAGGAATTGTAAGTGTTGTGAAAGTAGTGTTGGGCTTATTTCTCCTGTATAAGCTTGGAATGGCGGCCCTCACTATGGTTGGTGCCCTGAGAACCGCGGGAATTATAGGACAAACTAAAGCACAAATGACGAATAACGGAGTCATGACAGCAGCCAATAGCATCACACTCCGCGGACTAGCAGCGATGAAGAGAATCGTGCCAATTATGCTCGCTTTTGGTGCTGCAGCCCTTATGATTGGAGGCGGCATAGGCATTGCCGCTTTAGGCTTAGCTCAATTGGTTAAGGCGTTCTCTGGGCTCGGTGATGCAGCATGGCCGGCCACAGTTGCCATTATTGGATTTACGGTTGCATTTGGGCTGTTAATGCTTGGATTGGTGGCTCTTGTTGCAGGACCGCAGGCAGCTGCAACCGCAGCCGCTGTCGGAGTTCTTATTGCGGTGGGACAAGCGGCTCTGATGATTGGTGGTGGTATGGCATTGGCAGCATTCGGAATGGGGTATTTTCTCAATTCTCTGAATCCCTCGAAACTCGTCAAATTATCAGAAGCATCCGGCTCAATGTTTGATTTAGCCAAAGGCTTGAGTGCGCTAGCAGTTGCATTTGCGCTTTTGGGCACGCCATGGGCTGTTGCAGGGTTGACCGCCTTTACATTGAGCGTAATGGGGCTTTCGGCAGCATTTAGCGTACTGGCAATTGCAATTAAACCGCTCCTGAAGCCGTTGGTCGATATCACAGCTAATCTTGCTGCGGTAGCCGCGGCAGATATGGAATCCGTTGCAACAGGCTTTGGAAAGGTTAAGGAAGCTATCGAAAAAATTCCAAAGGATAAGTCAATTGCACTAAAAGCAACGATGGATTCTGCAACCGGATTGGCACACGCTAGAGCGTTGACCATGGCAATGACAACCGCGTCAGAAGACGCAGCGGTGCGGAATATAGTATATGCACCGGGTACGACTCAACCACTAGCTGGTCCTAGGGCCGCACAAACACAACATGAAAGACCATACGATGTGACGATCAAGTTAGAGTTGGATGGTGAAAAAGTTGGCGAGAAAGTAATTAGAATTGTGGGCGGAAAGGCAAAAGAAGCCACATTCGGCACCGCATAATTTAAAGGAAACACGAAATGGCAGACGAAAAAGACTGGAGCGATGTATTTGATTCGTTTGGAAAACAATTTAGTGTTGACAAATTCAAATCTCAGCAATACAAGAGAACTGATGGCTCCGTCAGAGGATATTACTATACAGAAGCTTCCGATGCTTATGCAAATCTCAACCAGATGTTTGTGTCATTTCAGCATGTACCTTCCGGTCAATCTATCTTTTTAAAGGCATTCATAACCGCGTTTAATGAATCGTATAGTAGCGACTGGGCTGAAGAGCAAGTTTATGGTCGAGCTGATCCTATATATTTGTTTAAAAACACAAAACGCTCAATTACAATGGCAATCAAATTACCAGCAGCTTCAGAGGGAGAGGCGTACGAAAACTTAACCAAAATATCAGCCTTGACGCAATTCCTATATCCAACTTACGAGACCGTCCAAAACGCAAACACAATTTCGCAATCTCCAATGATAAGAATAAAAATGATGAACATACTTTCTAAAGATTCTGGTAAAAGAGGTGGATATTATGATGGCCCGGGCGGCCAGCCAATGGTGCAGTTTGATGCTTATAAATCTAATCCCAATTCAGATGGTGGCGTTTTGGGTGTTATTAGTAGTTTTGTAGTAAATCACAACTTGGAAGGTACCGATGGCGTATTTCATAAACTTAGAACAACAGATGAGGGTATCGATACAAATGTAATCTTGCCTAAATTAATCGATATCAACCTCACTTTCAATCCAATTCACGAAACTCCGCTTGGTTGGGAAGTGGGAGATAAATTTACAAAATTCAAATCTCCCGGATTTCCTTATGGCACCCCTCCGAATATGGGAGAAATCTTTAATATCAAAGACGATAGCCCGCAAGCATATTGGGACAGACTGAAAAAAGAGGCAAAAAATCAAGCGCTCAAAGACCAGCACAAAGCCAGATACGGCAACTGGCTGACCAGAGGCGCCAGAAAGAATGCAGATCAGAAATTACGCGAAGATATTAAATCGGGTAAATACCACAAAACCAAAGACGGATGGCACGATGCCGACCATAACCCCGTAAAGAAGGGCAAAGCTGAGCGTTTAAGCGAAGCTCAACAAATGTACGAGGCGTTTGGAGATGAAGCCTTCACAAACGATCCGTGGGGATATGACGCTCCACCTTTAAAAAATAAAGATTAAACAACAAACAGGAACACAAATAAATGGCCAGATATCACAAAACGCTTATTTTTAACAATTCTAGCGAATATTATGCACCCTTAAGGAAGTCACGTAACTTAAAGAAAATTGTGCATTACGAAACTCCAAAAATATACAATCCCGGCGTTATTGATCGAATGGGTGTTATGGTCACGGAACACATATGGAAATATGGTGATAGGTTTTATAAATTGGCTTATCAATATTACGGTGACGAGAATTTTTGGTGGGTAATTGCGTGGTATAATTCAACCCCAACAGAATCGCACTTGAAGTTTGGCGATGTAATAGTGATTCCCGTAAATATCAAAGAAGCGTTTGCGGTTCTGGGGGTCTGATTTATGGCAAAATGTAAACAGGCATCAAAAGATTGGGTTGGAACCACCGATGATAAAGAGAGAGCGGCCCAAGTCACCGCATGCGAAGAAGCTGCAACTAAAGCTTCAGATGAATTTTCTGGGCTAACTGACAAGATGGCTTGCATGAGGGATCGAACTGCGGAATACAACAGTGCCGTAAACGAGTGGAATGGTGCGGAAGCCGGCTCAGGCGTATCAGCTATAAATTTTGCACTTAGTCACATTCAAACGTCGACTCCTATGGATACCGGACTCAGTAGTGACAAACTTGGCGAAATAAAAAAAGGCGGCACTAATGATATGCAAACGGCGCTAGCGCTGACTGATCAGGTTGCTAACTTTACTAGGGGATGGCCTTCCCGCAACCCGGGCACCGGAGCAATGAGACAGAGGGGAACAGCGTACTCAGAAGTGCTGTCAATTCCATTTGAGGAAGAGCTTGATGATCGTTATAAAGGTCGCGCTCGGACCGACACAGTCAAAAAAAACATCACACTAACCCGGCTTTTAGACAAGCACAAAGCAGAACTAGGTGATGATCATGCTACACTGGCTGCGATAGCAGGAAAATTAGAAAAGTCAATGAAAGAGCTTTCAGAGTGCGTTAAGCACCTAGAGGCCGCCGCAAATAAATATAAAGATGCAAATGCCAAACGCAGATCTTGGAACGAGACGGATCCAAACATCTTTGCTCCAATAGTGGGCGGAGATCAATACCGCGATCAGGCATTAAAAAAAGCAGCCGCCGAATCGAATGCAAGATCTGGAAATATTGCCGTAGCGCACTCGAATTATAAAGATAGACTTAAATTTAAATCACAGTGTCTTTTGTTGGCAAAAATTTTAGAATTGGCAGATATAAAGAAAACACAAATAGACCGTGCACGCCCCAAACGTCGACCTAACTCAGATGGCACCAGTAATGCGTGCCTTATGGTTGATGGAGATCCGTATGGGTTTTTAAATAGATTAACTCAAACTAGCTCACATCAAGCATTCTTCAATATGAGACCCGAGCAAATATCGAGCCTCCAGCCTATGATCAGGCTTTATAAAATAAAAACCTCACGCAACGGAAAACCATACCAACAAGAGATCAAATTTGATTCATTTGCATCAGAAAAAGACGTAAGAGGAGTTTTTGAAGAAAGGACAAAAAGAGGCTTTGGGGTTGGTGTCAAGAATTTTAGTTTTACATATGACGGTAGCAATCCTTTTTCGGTGAAAAAGAGTATTAAGGCGAAATTATCGATTTTCGCTAATAGTTTTGATGAATTGCTGGTCGACCGCGCTGCCGATATCGGACCAGCGTACAGGTACGCTGACTTGGCGCTAAAAACAGGAAAACTTACATTTGCCAAAGGTGGAAAAATTGACAGCAAAACAAAAAAAGCCCGCGCTGCAGCCCAAATCCAAGACAAAATGGACAAATTAGATTTTAGACTTAAAGCGGTCGTTGGTTGGGCGCTTCCCCGCGG